ATACACACTTTGATTACCAATAAATGAAAAAAATTTAAATAACAGGATAATTGGTGTAAAAGAAAAAAATAATAAAATAATTATTATAAAAAAAGATGAAGAAGTTAAAAATAATGAAATAGGAGCATTTTATTTTAATAAAAGCTGGATCATAGCTGTTAAGAAAATTTCAAATAGAGATGAAATATTTTTAATTGATAGTAAAAAAGATTGTCCCATTTATGTCAAAGAAACTGATAATTTTAAAGAAATGGGAAAAGTTATATGTGAAATTAATATGCTATAATAATATTATCTAAAAGTAGGAGAAATCCTACTTTTTTATTTTTTCAAAAAAAATTATTTTCTGTTGCTTATTGACAAAATGTAAAAGTATATGTTATATTTGTCAAAAAGGAGGAAGGCTATGAAAGAAAATCAAGACACTTCTTTTTTAAAGGAAGTAAAGAAAAAATTAATTGACTTAGATATGACATTTTCTGAACTTAGAAAGAAAACTTCATATTCAAGTGACTGGGGTTTAAGAAAAGCTTTAAAAAATAATAAACCTGCTGCAGTTGACGAAGTTCAAAAAATTTTAGTTGAAATTTAGCTAAAAAGCAACAAGGTTATTTTTTGGGAGGATAATATGAACTTTAATCAATGTGATTATACTTACCTGATAAAAATAATCTCAAAAGAAAAAATCGTATATGATAACACTGAATATCAAAATGTTATTGAAAAATGTGTTTTTTCTAATAGAAAAACATTTAAACAAGGTTATAAAGAACTTTCTAAAAAATATAATGAAGAAAATTACTTAATTCTTACATATCAAAAAATAAGGAGGAGCTGGTATGAATGCCCAAAGCCAAGAATTCGGATAGAGAAATAGCTCATGATTATTGTAGTTGTGGAGAGTATTTATATTCTGTAACAGAAGAAAGAATTAGAGTAGCAAGAGGAAGAAGAGTTACAGTTTATCTAAAAAAGAGAGAGTTAGAAATAACTTGCCCACATTGCAATAAAGAAATCAAAGTGAAATTTTAATGTATGGACTAGATAGGGCTTGTATCTATATTGATGTCCAAACTGATATTTTGTATGTAAGGGAAAGAGTTAAAATAATATTTCCTCATAGTTTTTCAGAAAGTCTTTCTAATCATACAAATAATTACAAAATAGATAAAAAAAATATAAATTACATAAAATTAGAAGAAAAAAAAATTAAAAAACTAACAACTATAAAAATAGATTTTTCTTATCCTAGATTTTTCAGTGATGATAATATTTATCCATTATCAGATGAAACTAGAAAAATAATTGTAGAAAATAATCTAGTAAAATTAATAAATAGCTTAATAGACTATGAAATTACAGCTGAAGCTGTAAAATATGAATATATAGAATTCACTACTCAAGAAGTAGTTGGGAACTTTTATAAATTTCATAATATTGTGAGTTATTTTTTTAAAGCACTCACAAGAAAATATGATGATTTAGATAAAGTTCAATATTATAACTTTAATCAAAATGAAGAAAAATTTTATACAACAGGATTTAGTTTTCAGCCAATGTCAGGCTGGAAGATAAAACTTTATTCTAAAGGACATGAAAACAATAAGAAAAATGCAAGGAAAGTTAAGGGAGCAATCCTGAGACTTGAACATAGATTAACTAAGAAAATTATAAAAAATTATTTTGAATTTAACTCAATAAAATACATAACAATAGAAAATATTAAAGATTGTATACAAAACACAATATCTCAAACTTTAGGACAAATACTGATAGATGAAGTAGAAAAATCAGTAGAAGTTTTAAAAGAAAAGTTTTTAAACTTCAGATGTCAAGATCTAGATTCTCTTGTTAGAGATAATTTAGAATGGATATTTGATTATAAAATACTTGATGATATTGTTACTAGTAGTAGCAATAAATGCTACAGGCAGATTGTTTTTTATAGAAGTAAAATAAAAGACATTCTAAATCATTCACAGCAAAGAGCATCTCCACAAAGAGATTTTTTTTCTAACATAGAGAGGCTCGAACTATTCTTCGCAAATCTAATACTTTTCAATGTAAAAGTCAAATGTAGCACCAAAAATCATTTGGCATTTTTTTGCAAAAAGTAGGAAGAAAAAACTTCCTATTTTCACACTTTCAAAAAAAATTTTCCCTTTATTATCAATACTTTTTTATAGTTTTCTCGCGTGATAATTATGTGATGCACTTTAATTCTAAAACTGAAAATGTAATTATTTATTTTTATAATGCAAAAAAATAAAACAATTTAGAACAGGGAGGACTATGGAAATAACTAAAATCAATTTAGATGTTTTAAAAGAAAATCCAAATAATCCTAGAAAAAGTACAGATAGTCAAATTAGTCTATATAGAAATTTATTAGATAGATTTGGTTGTGTATTTCCAATAATAGTTGATTCTAATAATTATGTTGTTAGCGATTATGCAAAAGTAGAAGCAGCTAAAATATTAGGACTAATAGAAATTGAATGTATTTACATTGAAAATTTAACAGAAGATGAAATACAAACAATAAGAATTGGAGAAGCAAGAGCAATAGAACTAGGTGAATGGGATTATCAAAAGCTATTTGAAGAACTAACAAAGTTAGGAGAAAACCTAGATTTAACAGGATTTAATATTGATGAAATAGAAGCATTATTACCTGTTGAAATTCTTGATGAAAATGAAATAAAAGAAATAGATATTCCTGAAGTTGAAGAAAAGCATTTTTCAAAACAAGGGGATATTTGGTTATTAGGAAAACATAGATTAATGTGTGGAGATTCAACTAATTTAGAAGATGTTAAAAAATTAGTCAATAATGAAACTATGGACTTAATGGTCACAGATCCACCATACAATGTAAACTATGAAGCTAAAAATGGAAATAAAATAAAAAATGATAATATGAGTTCTGAAAATTTTTATAGCTTTTTATTAGAATTTTATAAGAATTCTTTTGAAGTTATGAGAACAGGTGCAGCTTATTATATTTTTCATGCTGATAGTGAAACAAAAGCTTTCAGAGGAGCATTGGAAGAAGCAGGTTTCAAAATATCACAATGCTTAATATGGGTTAAAAATCAATTTGTTTTATCAAGGCAAGATTACAACTGGAGACATGAACCTTGTCTATACGGTTGGAAAGAAGGAGCAGCACATTATTTTATTAAAGATTTTACACAGGATACTGTAATAGAAAAAGATTTAAAATCAATTGAAAATTACAGTAAAAAAGAACTTATAAATATTTTAAAACAATTATTAAAAGAGCAAGAAAGCATAATAAGAGAGAATAAACCACAAAGAAATGATGTTCATCCAACAATGAAGCCAATAAAATTAATAGCTAGATTAATTCATAATTCTAGTAAAAAAGAATGGAATATTCTAGATTTATTTGGTGGGTCAGGAAGTACATTGATTGCAGCTGAGCAATTAAATAGAAAAGCATTTTTAATGGAATATGATCCTAAGTATGCTGATGTAATAGTTAAAAGATATAGAACTTTAGGTAAGTTAGATATTACTTTGTTAAGAGAAGGCAAAGAATATAAATGGGAGGACATAAAAGATGAGCTAATCAGTGAGGCATAGAAATGAGTAAATTAGATAATTTTAATGAGAAACAATTAAAAGTCTTAGAAATATATGTGGAACTGGAACTAATAAAATTTAGTAGAAAGAAAAAAGATATCTATGATGAGATACAAAAAAGAACCAAATACAATAAGAATACAATAATTTCTTGGATAAATAGATATCTTACACAATATAAGGAGATTAGAGCAGAAGTAGTTGAAAAACGAAATTCAAAAATATGCAATTTTGAGGGCTTGACAGAAAAACAAACCAAGTATGTTATATATCGAATGTCTGGAATTGGAAAAGAAGAAGCAAAGATTAAAGCTGGATATAGTGAAAATACTAAAGCAGCTAACATAGAAAAAAGTCCAAAGATTGCAACTAAGATAACAGAACTAAGAGAAATCCTATTTCAAGATACAGAACTAGGGATATTAAGTATAGCAACAAGATTAAATAAAATTTTAAACAGTGCTATAGATGGAGTAGATATCATTGAATACATTGATGAGTCTAGTCCTGATGGTCACACAGTAAGTAAGAGAGTACGAAAGGACAAACCACTACTAGCAGGAGTAGCAGCAGCAAGAGAGTTAAACTCAATGCTAGGTTACAGAGTAACTGATGAGGCTAAACTGAAAGCTGTGATAAACAGTGAAAATGACACAGCTGTGAGTGATGAGGACTTCGAGTAATCAAAAAGGTACTGTGACAAAATATTTTTAATAGAGGGTGCGGCTGGAGGCTCGGAACTTTTCAAATACGAAATTTTTTGATTTCCTTCCAAGTTCCAAAATTTTTATATACGCATGGGAGAAAAAAGGATGGAATTATGATACTTGCAAATGAAAAACAATTATCAAAAATTCTTAATATTTCTGATAGAAGGGTTAGGGAGTTATTCAAGGATTACAAATCAGAAAATGGAAGTTATCCTCTTATAAAATGTGTAACTGAGTTTATAAACCAAACACGAAATGGAGATATAAACCTAGTGACACAAAAAACTCTTGCTGAAATTTTAGGACTTAGTGAAAAGACAGTTAAAGAACTTGCAAATCGTGGAGTATTAGAAAAAAATTCTAATGGTCAATTTGACTTGAAGGATAATTTGAAAAGATATTTAACAGTCACAGATGAAAGAAATAAGAAAAAAGCAGTTGAAAGAGAGCTACAACAGTATAAACTTGAAATTTTACAAGATAAATATCATCTGGATGAAGATGTCAAATATGTTTTAACTGATATTTTAGTTAAATTTAAAGCAAAATTACAAGCAACAGCTGTAAAAATTGACAATGAAATTAGTGAAATATCAGAAGCTGATAGATTGGATTATTTAAAAAATACTTTGATAGATTGCTTGGAAGAACTGGCAAATTATAATCCACCAAGTAATAGGAGAAAAGCAAAAGATGTATGAGAGAACCAGGGAATTAATAAAAGAGTGTTTAAGAATATTGAGACAACCACCACTTGTAAGTATTATGGAGTGGGCTAATCAATATAGAGTTTTAGATACTACATCAGCAAAAGAAGTTGGTAAATTCAATGTTGAAAGAACACCATATATGATAGAAATATATGAAAAAATAACAAAAGGAGAGACTAAACAAGTTACATTGATGATGGCTGCACAATTAGCAAAGAGTGAATTAATCATCAATACCATTTTAAGATATGCTCATTTAGATCCTTGTCCTATGTTAATAGTTCAACCAACTGATGAAATGGCTAGAAGTTTTTCAAAGGAGAGAATACAACCAGCCATAAATAACTCTGTATTAAACACTATTATAAAAGAACCTAGTAAAAAAGATTCTGGAAATACTGTTACACATAAAATGTTTCCAGGAGGATATATAGCTTTTGTTGGAGCTAATTCACCATCAAAATTAGCTGCAAGACCTATTAGAAACATATTTCTTGATGAGGTGGACAGATATCCAAAAAGTTCAGGAAATGAAGGAAGTCCTATTTCATTGGCAAAGAAAAGAACTTCCACATTTGATGATATTACAAAACACATCATTACAGGAACTCCAACAGTAAAAGGTTCATCAGAAATTGAAGATGAATATAACAATTCAAGCCAAGCTGAATGGTATATTCCTTGCCCTGGATGTAAAAAAGAACAAACTTTTAAATGGGGTAATATAAAATTTGAAACTGATGGAAGTAATGTAAGAATGGTCTGTCCTCATTGTGGTAAAGCATTCACTGAAAAAGAGTGGAAAAAAGGTAATGAAAAAACTGGAAGATGGATACATAAATATCCTGAAAGAACAAAAAATCTAGGTTATCACTTAAATGGTTTAGCTAGTCCATTTAGAAACTGGGAATCTATTGTTCAAGAATGGCTAGAAATTAAAGGAGACGTTGAAAAACTAAAAGCTTTTATAAATACAGTTCTAGCTGAAACATTTGAACAAGAATACTCAGGTAAAAAAGATCCTAAGAAACTTATTAAGAGAACAAGAGAAAAATACTCTTATATTCCTGATAAGGTTCTAATTTTAACAGCAGGAGTAGACATTCAAGATAAGTGGATAGCTATTGATATTAATGCTTGGGGTCTTGGATATGAAAGCTGGGGAATGGAATACATAATTTTACATGGAGATTTAAACCAGCAAGAAATTTGGGATAGACTTGATAAAGTTTTGGATAAGGAATATTTTTATCAAAATGGAGATAAATTAAAAATTTATTCAGCTTGTATTGATACAGGAGGACACCACACTCAAAAAGTTTATGACTTTGTAAGTCCTAGACAATATAG